TTGCATTTCATCATTGTAATCGTGTTTCTTATTCATTAACTATTCCTATAAACATATTCAAGTGCACGATCTGCCTCCTTATCAAGAGGACGATTCTCGTACCAGTTTCCAGTTTCCATATCTAGTTCTCTACACAGTTTAGATATTTCTTGTGCAGTGATTGGATATTGTTTCTTTATTGCATTACCTGCAATCGCCACCATGATCTGATACATCTTGTGATACCAACCAGTATTAGTAATCATTCTGTATTCAGATCCTAGTTTCTTTGGAAAGAACGGACAGTCGTGGTACGATGTCCAATGAACATCAGTATTGTCTAGTCTTTGTTTCTTGTGTTTCAAATATTCTTGTTTTATATCTTCGGGTAGTCTATCAAAAAAATTATTTAAATTAGATTTCTCTGCATACGGATGTTTGAACATCAACTCTTCTGGATCTATATCCACACCAACATTATCAAAAATAAAGTTGAAAGCGCCAGTGTACGAGCCAGGGATATAATACATTCGTGATAGATCTTTAGTTTGTTTGTCTCCAATCGAATTGAGTTCGGTGTTGAGTGCGAACCAGAAATGTTTGATAGACTCCGATCCAACTCTTCTCGTAAGTGGGAACACCAAACGAAACTTTGGAAAACTTTCTCTACTGCTAGCAGTACTGTAACAGATATAAGTGTACCTATTATCCAACTCATTTTTTAAGTCTCCTTTGAAATTGTGTTCATCTACATCAACTGCACACCAACCACCCCAATCAACTACGTTTACATTCTTACGTGTTGTATCAGGTTGGTAGGTTGCAGGAGAAATTAAATTTGCTTCTTCCTTAGATGCAAGTGGTTTTTTAGATAACTGATAAAATAAATTTTTGAACTCCGACCAGTTGTCGAAGTCCATTCTACGATGCGTTTTGTTATCGTATCTATTCTTAAATATAGTTAGTGAATACATGTATCACCTTATAATATCAATTTGACTGTCCTCAGTCCACACCTCAAGATCTTTTCTTAGTCTGTCTTCTTCTTTTAATTTGTTATATCTTTTAGTGGCAAGTTTCTTCCACCATTCTATAAGTTGATCTTGACCGTACCTGTCGAAGTTTGGCGCTTCAACTATCTTATCAGTTTTACCATTTACAATGTCAATATAGTTTTCAATACCATAGTTAGACACATAATATCTTTTCTGTTCTGTCAACTGTTTTGCATTATCAATTGTCAGTTTAAACTTTGTAAGATCTTCACCCTTCAGAGATCTTTTCAACAATCCAATAATAGCATTAGTCATTTTTAGTTTTCTACTTGACGCACCTTCTGGTACAAGTTCACCTTTACCCAAAATATCCTCAACATACTTAACAAGGTTAAGATATGGTTCACCGTTAAGCATAGGGATAAAATCAGAGATTGTCAAGCCCCTATTTCTTAACATAGGTTTCATACCATCATACTGACTTGATGATTTAGAATTACCATACAGACTTGTAGTTTCAAACATACACAAGTTCATGTCATATTTTTTGTTTAGTTTTTCTCTCACCTCATGAGAACAACACAAGGCTGCAAGAAGTTTACCACCAAGGTAATTATATCCGAAAGGTTGACAAGGAACTATAGCGAATCCCATGATAGTTGTTTTGTTAAACGTAGTAAGTTCTGGAACCTGTCCTAGTAAATCATTACGAGGTTTACAGTTTATCACTGGAGAACCTAGTCGAATAAATCCAACATACTTATTTGTATTCATTTCTTTGACTGCAAGTTTTACATTTTTGCCAGGAATACTTACCATATTACTATGACTTGATATCATGTTTAAGGAAGTGTCCCATGTAAAATTACTTGGTTCTACTACCTGCAGATCCATGTCTTCTGGTGACATAGAAAAATCGTCAAACATATCATCGTCCAGACCCATGCCTGGTAATGCAGTTGGAACACCTTTTATTTGTGCAAGTTTTTGATCACGCATGTATTGATCAATTCTATCAAATTGACCAAAGTAATCATTAAAGACACCTGCACAATACTGTGCTTGTTCTGTATTCAATGTAATCATAATGTTATTATACCAGAAAACTTTATAATTGTAAAGTCTTTTTTAAATCTGGTTCAGAATAGTTTGGGCCTTTTAAAACCTTACCGTCTTCACGATAGATAGGTTTACCGTCCTCTCCCAACTTAGACATATTGGATCTTTGCACTTCCCTAAAACATGCATCTAGGTCAAGTCCAAAAGCATGACCTGCACCATAGGTTACATATAATATATCGGTTAGTGCGTCTGCAATTCCAACAAGATCTTTATTTGCAATTGCTTCCTCTAGTTCACCAAGTTCTTCTGCAATCAACTCTAGTCGTAAATTTGTAGTCTCTTGATTTGGAAACTCTGGAGAATCCTTTACGTCTTGTCCAAATGTTTTCATGAATGTTTTTACGTGATCAAAATTAGTAGTATAACTAGTCATATTCATTACCCATGAACCCCACAGATTCTCTTTCAATATCGTTGTGAGCAAACTCTGCCCAATATAATTCGTATGCAATACCATCTTCAAGACACTCGAACTTGTGGTATAATCCTGGCTTGACTTTGGTATACATACCTTTCTCTAGAATGGTTTCGTCTACTAGGTCATAGTCTTTTTGCCAGACCTTGACTCTCATCTTACCAGATTCTACATAGAATCCATTCCACTTATATTTGTGAAGGTGTTTAGAACACACTCCATTCTTTTTCATTTCGATACGATGGAACTCAAGTGCACCGTTTGCCTCTATAAGTTCTGTCGTACCCCATACTTTACCAGCCTTCATGCGAAAAAATCCTCTAGTGTTTGCTGTTCTTCAACTGACCAATCGATTGCATCTAATATCATTTTCAATGGTTCAACAAAAGTCTTTTCAAATTGTTTGTCATAATCTATGAACCGTTCCAGACCAAACTCTTTTGGGACTACATCTGGAAACGAGATTATATTCTCCTTGATTGTGTTTGGCATCTTCAAGTAACAAAACTTGATGCGACTACCATTCTCAATTAGTTCGTACTTGTTGGTGATTTTGTAGTCCTTCAAATACTTATTATATAGTAGAGATCCCCGAACATGTATGGGTGTACCCTTTTTGTAGATTTGTTTACGATCACTCCAGTCTGATATATTTGACACTCCACGTGGAAATGCAACAGACTCTGGTGGTAACTGTTTGAACTCAGATTTGAACTCTTGGATGAAGTCCTGAGTTTCTTTCTCTGTAGATGAGATAATAATTCTAAATGCTTCTTTGAATTTGTTACGGACAATCTCTGGCGTTGAAGACTTGATTGCTTCGATACCCATCATCTTTAGTTTGGGTTCTTCGTACTGCACACCTTCAGAGTTATGCACATTGAGAATGTATCTTTTCTTTGCAGTCCAGATACCACGATCTGCAATAACCTCACGTGCCATTTCCATTCTAGGTTTATGACAATTCATCTTATGGAATAGATCATCGTATGATTTTGCAAGTTTAGGTTCAAAGTGTTCCCTGCAGATCTTGTCTAGAAATTTTACAGGATCGTTAGGATTAAGTTTGTCCACAAGAGCAGACATGTTAATATAAACAGAATCGGTATCGATAGCCAGTACATAATCTTCCTCGGTCTTTAGTATCTTATTCATTTCTTTATTAATTGTTTTTTCTGCCCACTGGATAACCATCTGACCAGTAAGAGTCACACCTTCCGCAATACGAAGATCATAATACTTGAAGTATCTGTTACCCATCGCACCATACAAAGAGTTCATCAAGATCTTAATTGCCATCTGTTGATTGTGGAGAGTGTTGATCTCTTTTTCTAATTCATATGTTTTTTGTTTCTGATATGATTGTTCTGCAGACAACATTTGTTTCTTGACAGATCTACGTTCATCATAGTAATCAATAATGATGTTAGGAATCACACCGTCAATCTTCTTACTGTAGATAGATCCGTTAGACGCTACTGCATTATTTCTTTCTCTCTGTGCAGGATGTATGGGATCTCCACCATCAAAGGAACTTAGATAATGATCAACGCCACTTGGTAAATGATCTGAAGGATCTTTCAACAAAGTTTCTGGTGACATATTCCACTGGACAATAATATTTGGATACAGTGAGTTCAAGTCAAAAGACACAACCCAATTGTGTGCACCTGTCTGTGGATTCTTAACATAACCACCTGCAAACTCGCTTTTCTCATGTTCTATCTTAAATGCAGATGGAACGATTTTCATGTTGTTGAGTTTACGATGGATGATAGATTCCCAGATACCTGTAGTACCAAATGCATCTTGATAGTTCACACCACCCTTATACGCAATAGTCATTGCCAGTGTGATGAGACCCATCTTGTCTTCTAGGCGATCCACCAGTTGCACGTCTTTCATGTTATAGTCGATGTACTTCTGAAAGTCATCTTTATACAGGTTCTTCAGTGAACCAGATTCTTCATAGGATAGTTTCTTTTCACCAAGTACAACATGACCAATGTGATCAAGTCTGAATGACTCCTGTTTACCATACGAGTAACCAAACTTCTGAAACAACTCAAGGTAATCCATGACTTGGATGCCTTTGATGTCGTAAGTCATTTCTTCTCTATTGAGTCTTCTTACCTTACGTTGATCTATAAGTCCCCATGGTGAAAACTGTCTAACCATGTCAACACCACATATACGATTGACACGATTAACAAGATAGGGGATGTCAAAGAACCGAACATTCCAACCAGTAATAACATCTGGAATGTTTTCTTCTTGTCTCCAGTGATTTACAAACCTAGCAAGTAGTTCTGGTTCTGATTCACATTTGACATAGTTGACTGGTTTGATTAGGGCTTTCTCTGTGTCATAGTCCTGCAGACCCCACACATGATAGACACCATCAATATTATTTTTGATAGTGATTGCAAGAACCTTCTGGTCTGCAACTTCTACTTGAGGAAACCCACCTTCGTATTCTGTCTCAATATCTATAGTGGTAACGTTGATCTTATCACGATCAAATCTAATATCTTTGGGAAACTTACGTGTGACATACTGGTGAAGATAGTTGGTTGTCCCATAGACTTGGAACCCAGTGACATGTTGGTACTGTTCCAACCAGTCACGTGCCTCTCTCATAGAATCAAAATCTATTTCACCTATATGATTACCATCCAAACCACGCCATCCAGTTTCAGTCTTGGATGGGACAAAGAACTTTGGTTTGAACTTTTCTTTTTTAAAAACTTTTTTACCGAGATCATCATAACCTCGGTAAAGAATAAAGTTTGAATATCTAACAACATTTGTATAAAACATAGATGTATTATATCACAGTCTTAAAATGTTGTCAAGTCCTTGTTTGAGATTTAGGTGGGGGTGGTGATGCCTTAAATACCTTTCCCATATTTCCTAATGCAAGTTCTTGTATTTCGTTCATACGAAGAAAACTATTATTATCAGTAATACCACCTGATTGTTCTGCACGACCCAATCTTTCCATTGTGTATGAAACAATTACCTGATCATGTGCTGTCTTTTCAAAGTATGTTGCTTGTGGTTTAGTGTGTAACGCAGATAGACATGCAAGTGCTTCTTCAGATCCCACTGCCATTGCGTTGTCAAGAACAACTAAATCAATTCCTGTTGGTAGATTGTCACCATCAATTGCAGTCCACATATCATCAGCAGAATTTGCTGAACTAAACCCATGACCATTGATAGCGTCTACACATGCAGTCTTATTTTCTGCCGTCATTTAGTCCTCCAGTAGTTTTTCAAATGTCATTGGGCCTGCAACACCATCTGGTGTGAGACCGTTGTCCATTTGCCAAGTGATTAATGCACGTTCAGTACCTCTACCAAAGATACCATCCGTCTCTAGTCCAAGTGCTTCCTGCATCATAGCAACACCGTCACCACGTGAACCTCTTCGTAGTACTCCGATATCATCTAAGATATCCTCACCATCATCGTCATCATCCTCTTGATGTGCATCCAATGGTGTACCAAGAACATTCATTGCAACAACGTATCGTCTTTGACGATCTTCTAAACCAATAGATCCACCATTGATTTTTTTGGTCATTAATTTTACATTGTCACCATCTGCAATGTCATTTAGATTATTTGTGTCCCAGAACCAACATGCAGATTCAATTGCACCTTTAAATGATGCGACATATTCTGCTGCTTGTTCTGCAGTCATATCTACTGACTCACCAAACTTAGTATAGTTGTCCCTGCCTGTCAATTGCTTTAGACCACGGCCTCGGAACAACCAACCATCACCCTCGTTTACATTGCCCATTTTATACTTACGGAACTCATCCATATAAACATAGTTCGCAATCATTTCTGGTTGACGATGATATTCATCCGCATCACGTTTAGGCGCATCACCAAAATATCTCCCGAATACTGCACGTAGAGCCTTTGCACTATAGTTTAGATTCTCTTCTAAACGCTTGAAATTTGCGCTCTCGTGTGCACATTGGGATAGAAAGTGTGCAACCCTTCGTTCTGTAGTAATACCATATTTCGGTAAAAGTTCACACAATGCTGCGTACCATTCACCTACTTGTTTATTGCCTGGAATAATCTCTGCAAGATGTTCTTCCGTAAAATCAAAATCAAAACTCATTAGGTTTCCTTCTTGTCTGTGACAAACTCGTATAACTTATCTGCTTGCGCTTTGATCTCTTCTGGTGTAATCGCTTTAGGAACATATGTCTTCCATGCTTCTAATGCTTCTGACTGATTATCTTTTGCCATTTCCATCATTTTCCATGCAAGTTGTGATTGCATTTCATACTGTTTGTCCATCATGTCTTTCGCCATTGAAAGAACGTCATATCTAATTTGATAAGGATTTGCCATGTGTGTGTCTCCTGTGTTTATGTTTTAAAGTATTTATCAATCATATCTATATGATCTTGATATTTCGCCATTTCTTCTAACTCTTTTTCGATAGCGTCCATGACATCTGAATGTTCACCAACCCCAACAGGATTGGTAAGGTAAACTTCTACATTCATACGATGCTTTTCTACGTGTGCTTTCGCATGATCTCTCGTTGCCATTATCATTGATGTTCGCATATGTGCCATTTTGTTTCGCTTTCTCTTATAACCAGTGGGGCGGTTTCCCGCCCCATTGCTGTATTATTTTTCTCCAGCTTGTCTCAACTCAGCAACCTGTGACATGCAACGTTTTGCTTCTTCATGATAACCATGACGTGCAAGTTCTGCAGCTGCTCTTGAATATCCAATAATCTCAGCAGTTCTAGTAATAGAACCCCAGATACCAGATAGTGGTGAAAAGACGTAGTTCATTACTGCTGTTGTCATTATACCCACCCCTCTAAGTTGTGGTTGACTTGTGCACTTTTTTTGTGATGTGGATCACCATGTGCTACAGAGTAAATGTCTCCTCGACCTATTCCAATGTCATTTAGTTCGGCATCGGTTAATTGATTCAATTCTTTAATGGTTCGTCTTATCGACTTTCTTTGTTGATAACCACGATTCCAGTTTTTTAAGAATTGTAGGAACCCTTCAATCGGATTCCGTAAGTAGTTGTTTATCGCTAGTATGTGTTGTGTCATTTTTACCCTCGTAAGTTTTTCCAATTTGAATTTTACGAGGACGCATTTCTTCTGGGATAACATACTTCAGTTCGATTGCAAGTATACCATCCTGAATATCTGCTCCATGCACATTTACGTGCTCAGACAGTCTAAATGTCCTTTTGAATTTTTTAGTAGAGATACCACGATGGATAAACTCTCTACCCTTGGACACGTGTTCCCCTGTTACAGTAAGTGTACGGTCTTTGACCTCTACTGAAATCTCATCTTGTGAGAACCCTGCAATAGCAAGTTCGATCAGATAATCGCTTTCACCTGTCTTAATAATGTTATGTGGGGGGTAGTGATCGTTTGCATGTTTTGCAGTCCATTCGAGTTCATTAAACAAATGATCGAATCCAACAAAAGATGAACGTGGGAATAATGTTTGTAAGCCTGTCATTTCTATATCTCCTTCTGATCAAGCAAGATTATAACGGAACCAGATTATTCTGCATTCCTGTATTATATATAAGATCTCTTACCCCAAATGTCAAGGGGTAGTGATCACTTTTTTCCGCCTTGTTGTGACGAAATCCATTTTTTTGCTGCAGGACGTGTTGGTTTCTTTGCCGCCCATGCTTTCATTTTCTTGTATGCACTCATTGCGCCAGACTCATAGTCTGCACCATCTGAGTTATCTACAATCACCATCATGTTACCAAACAGTTTCTGGAACTTACCAATGTTCTTCTGAACATCTTTCCACATACCAGTGACCTCTTTTGCGCCAAGTGTTCTTGCACGCTTTTGGTCTCTGTTGATTGCAGTTTCTAAATCTGTATTAACAAATATCATTGCAATTTCGTAACCCAACTCTTTGAGTTTCGCTGCTTGTCTTGATATCTTTTCGTAGTCTTTACCTGTGCCATCGATAACTAAACCAAGTCTACCGTCTACCGCAAGTGCCATTTGTTTTGCGGTAAGTGTTTTTGCAACTCTACGTGCTGCTTGACCCTTATCAGTAAAGATATCATCTGGTGTTGCTTTTAATCCTGCTTTCGCTAATTGTCTTTCGAAAGCAGGATCACTATTAATTAATTTCATACCGAATGAAGTCAATGCGGTTTTACCTACCATGAATGACTTACCACTGCCTGGCCCACCTGCAAGAAAAACTGCCTTAAAGATCGATGGATCGTTGACACCTTCTTCCAGAAAACTTGTAAACCTTAACATTGTTCTTCCTATTGTTTTGATCCGATATTATATTTCGGACATAGTTCCCAATCGTTTTTTTCTTTAAATGGTATAATCTTAATTTGTCTCATTGGAGCAAGTGGTTCAACATTAACATCCATGCTAATCAATCCCCAATCACTCATTAATTGTGCTATAGTATTCCTTCTAGCAATGTCGTTCTCTTCTAGATTAGATTTCTTTCCATCTAAAAGAAATAATTCTTTGAAGTGTACTATGAAGTACCTTCCCTGTTTGTGTAGGATATGACAAGACTGATATAGTTTCTTGTCCTTGCGTGATGCTACCCCAATTCTTGTGAGTGTTTCTCTAACCTTCAAAAAATCATCTGGTTCGTTTAACGTAACCTCTAACATAGAGGCAGGTGTCCACTCTACTATATTATTTTCTTCCACCTTTATAAACCTTCTTGTTCAATTCATTTATCTGTTCTCTTGTGAGAAGGGACAAGGCGGATCTGGCTTTCTCGTTATTATAACCATAATATTCCTTGACAACTTCCACGTCACTTTCGGATGCAACCTTTTCCCACTTGGAGAATCGTTTGCGTTTCCTAACCATATTTATAAGAAAATCGAATTGTAGACGGTTATCAATGTTGTGGTGGATATTCATTTCGTTTGCATACAATACTGTGTCTTGAAAGTATGACAGAGATCTATTCACCATGAAAGAGTTGTAACCCCTCTCAGCGATATCATCTGTCATAATATCTTTTTTAGTATTGTTTATTGCATTGACATATTCAAATGGATTCACGACATGTCCTCTACACCAGAGTCCTGCATTGGATATGCACCTCGCATACCACGCATAAGATCTGCATGTGTAAATTCATTGGTAGGAACCTTATTGACATGATGATCACCAAAATACAGTTGTGGAACTGTTCGGTGTCCATTTTCTTTTAAAAAGTATTTTGACTCTACATCATAACTAATGTTGATAGTTTCAAAATTTATACCCCAAGTGGTTAACTTGTTTTTCATAGCGTCACAATGGGGACAATCATCTTTGGTAAACAATCTAAGTGAATTCGACATTTGCCATAACCTCTGTAAGACATGCGACTACGTTGAGTTCGTGGTCTGCAACGAATGCATTTTTGTACTGGTAGTCTGCTAGTATTAAAATCAATTGTGGTATCGATGAGGGTGATACCTTCTGAGTCGTGCGATCATAGATAGATCTGAATATAGCAGACGCATCTGTATCTATATTGTTTGCGACCCATGAACGCATCTTTTTGAAATCTTTTGTTTTGAGAAAAGTAAAAAGATCATCATAATTTTTATCTGAGATATTGGCCAACACTCCTGCGTCTATGTGACCTGAGAGTGAATATCTTTGCAGTTCATTAATCACACGTCTCCAGTCTGGATAGTGTTTCATGATTAGTTCTGCAAGTGGTTTATTATCGTAACCGATACCTTCCTGATCTAGAATGTATTGACATCGTTTCATGAACTGACCACAAAGTTTACTTTTGTCACCAGTGTTGAATTCATATACACCACACCGAGAATGTAGCGGTTCGATAATTCTGTTCTTGAAATTACAAGTAAGTATAAACCGACAGTTGTTGGCAAACTCTTCGATAAATCCACGAAGAGCAGGTTGAGTAGACTGTGGGTTTAGATAATCTGCCTCATCAAGTATTACAACCTTGTACCCACCTTGAAGTGAGACAGTACTCGCAAACTGCTTGATCTTCCCTCGGAGCGTATCTATATTACCTTCTTCGGAACCGTTGATGACAATATAGTCAAGGTCAAGCATATTGCATAATGCCTTGGCGACTGTAGTCTTACCAAGACCTGCAGTTCCAGTGAACAACATATTAGGAAGTTCACTAGACTCTACAATTTTAGTAAAAGTATTCTTTAAATCATCAGAGAGAATACAATCTGATATTGTTTGAGGGCGATACTTTTCTACCCATAAGAATTGATCCATTCATATACTCCATCACAAAAAACATTATATCACATTTGAGTTTGAATGTAAATCTTATTCTTCTGTCTCCATAGCCGCATCTTGTTGTAAGTTCTCTACAACAGATATAACTTGAATTGCTTGGTCACGTAACTGACCAATGGTAGAGAGTTCCTCTCCCTTGAAACCACCACGTTGTGTTACTGCATCGACTACTGCGACTGTAGAACGTGATACTTGATTTGCGAGTTTCATCAACTCATCATATTTTTCTGCCATCTTATACTCCAAATGTAGATGTTTTCTCTAGTGCGATCCAATACTTGACGTTCACTTCTTTGTTTCTAAACTCACTGATCAACTTAGATGAAATACTCACCTCATAGTCACCTTGTATGATTTTTAGATTAGATATATTTAGGACGAATTTAAAGTCCTGATCTGGTTTCTTTGAGTATGGTACATCAATAGAATATGCATTAGATGTAGCATTCTCATTGTCAACCACAGAAAGAACCAACACACCATCGCCTGGAGTGACCGACACTTCATTATGTCCTAGTGTAGAAGCGGCATTTCGCAGTTTGGTTAGAGTGTTTGTGTCCAGATCAAACTGGACTTCGCACTCTGGCATGTTAATATCTTTCTGAGGTGACGTTAGGGTTTCTTCTGGAGAGAAGAAGTACCGAACCTTTGACCGACCACTCTGATCAGATACTGTTACAGATTCATCTGCAAAGTTTAGATTAGGTTGATCAACCAAAGACAAGACACCAATGAACTCTTTGAGATCATAGATGCCAAACTTTTGGGTAAACTTATTATCGACTGTTGCAGATGCGAGAACGTTCTTCGCTTCACTGATAGTCTTAATAGTGTTACCCTCATTGATTAGGATATTAGGATTAATATCCGAAAAGTTTTTGAGAACATTTAGGGTTTGTTCCTGTAATTCCATAATATACTCCGTGGGTTAAACTTCAATAATTATACCACACTCTGACGCGAGTGTCAATACATTTTACTAAAGTTTCTTTCTTTTTTGAACTCGATTTTATTTTCAAACTTACCATCCAAAATGTCACCTTTGTGAGAGATAACAAATACATTTGTGTCCTCACCAAGTGTGTACAATATTTTCAGTAGATTTTCCACACCCTCATGATCCAGTGATGAGTCAAACGTTTCATCAAGTATCAATAGGTTAGTGGCCACTGAATTCTTCATCTTTGCAATCTGTCTCCAAGTAAACAACAGTGCCAAGTCGATACGTTGTTTCTCACCTTCACTGAAGGAGTCGTAGGTAAATGCGTCTCTATGTCTAGATCGTATTGTCTCTACGAATGACTCATCTAAGTTGAAGTGTACAAAGAAATCTAAGGTTTGCAAGTACTGATTAGTAAGTTGATTGATTGCAGGTAGATACTGTTTTATTATTTTTGTTTTGATACCAGTATCTTTCAACATTTCCATCATCACAGCATTGTAGTTGTGTTGTTCAGATGTCTCGAACTTACTCTCCATCATAGATTGCTTCTCTTGTTTCATAGTCTCGCAATCTGATTGTGCGGCAGATAGATCTGCAGTCACCTCTTTATCTAAGAACTTCTGATACTCACCAATAGTTTTTTGTAAAGATGAGATCTCCTTGTTGTTAGATGTAATCTGTGTAAACTTGTCTCTAAGTGATTTAAGAGTCTGGTTTGTTTCAGAGATCTGTGTCTCTACCCACACTCCCTGTTCACCTATAGACTTCTTCATGGATGTTAGGTTCTTTGCTTCGTGCTTGCATTCGTCTATATTCTTTTTACGTAGATCATCTTGGAGTGCTTGCTTGCATTCTGGACAAGTATCATTCTCGTCATAGAACTTTGCACGTTTACCAACACTAGACATCTTTGTTTTGATGTCCTGACTTTTTAGTAACAAGTCTTGCTTTTGATCTGAGAGATTGCCCAGAGTTTTCTCGGTAGATTTAATATCATCATCCAGACCCTGACTCAGTTCATTATTTTGTTTTTGAATATTTTCTATTTCTTTTTGAGAATCTTCTATTCTCTGTTCGTATTCTTTTTTATTGTCTTCCGTAAGAGTTTTGATATCACGTATGTACTTCTCTTGTGTTTCGATCTTGTTGTTGTGGATATCAATCTTATAATTAAGATCCTGTAGTTTATCCTTGACAATGTTTTGTTTTTCTTTTAATAAAGAATTCATCTTAGAAAATACATTGATATCCAAAAGATCCTCGATCACATCCCTACGATGTCCACTCTGCAGTTGCATGAAAGGAATAAAAGAGGAGGAGCCCAACACTACAACTTGGTGAAACGATTTGTGATTCAGTTTCAAGATGTTTTGTTCGAGGATCTTCTGGTATTCTTTGGCATGTGATGATTGGTTTATCATCAGACCATTCTTGTGTATCTCAAATACGTTTGGTTTAATACCTCGTGTAACCACGAAATCATTGTCACCTATAGAAAACTTAACAATGACCAACGTACCTTTACCGTTGATTGAGTTGACCAACTGAGACTTGGTAATATTTCTGTGAGGTTTACCGAATAATGCAAAGGATATAGCATCGAGCATAGTGGACTTACCTGCACCATTATGCCCAACAACTAACGTACTCTTTGACTTATTTAAATCAACTGTTGTCCACTTATCACCAGTGGATAGAAAGTTCTTCCAGTTAACCTCTGTAAATCTTATCATGCAATTTCCAATGCCTGTGCTTCTGTCATGAGTTCGCGCATCTGAATTTTGATCTTGTCTTTATCCAGATCCGTATCTACACCATCGATGTATGAGTCCACAATCTTTGGTGTATCATCAAACTCCATATTATCATCATGTACATTTTCACCTGTGAACTCTTGAAAGTTCTCTGCAATCTTTAGTTCGTGTATATTCTCACTTTGAATACGATCAATAAAACGATCAAATAAAAATGTGTCCTTTTTGTTGACAACCACAACCTTCACAAACTTCTGTGCACATTGTGATACGTCATAGTTATTATAATCCATTTTCTCGTCATTGTAAAGCACTTTATGAAATAAAGTGTGTGGATTTATAATCTTTTCCACCTCTCTACTTTCTGTGTCGATAACATGAAAATACTTTTTGTCGTGAGCATCAGACCAGAAAAACTCCATCTGTGATCCAAGATACCAGATGTTATCCTGTTGAGATCCAACGTGGAAGTGACCAGTCAATACCTTTTCAAACTTACTAAAGATCTTACGATCCATACCGTGT